GACCGTCTGGCCCAGCTGCAAAGCGAGCTGGACGCGCTGTGAGCATCAAATCGACCGCAGGAGGACATACCTATGCCGACGCTGGAATGGATCGGAAAAGAAAAGGTTCTCAACCATCACCAACAGATGCCCTTTCGGGTGCTGGAACAGCAATATACCTATAACGCCGAAAAGAGCGACAACAAGATCATTCGGGGCGACAATCTCGAGGCCCTGAAAGCCCTGCTGCCCCAATACGAGGGGCAGGTAAAGTGCATCTACATCGAAAACCTTATCAGATCTATGATACAATTTAATGCTGCATAGCGCTAGGGGTGTTGCGGTGTCGTTTGGGGTGTCGGTTTTGGAAACCGGCACTGTTTTTGTATATAGAGAAATTAGAACAAAAAACGCCTCGCCGCCGGAATCAAATCCAGTAGCGAGGCGTTTGCATGTCTGTATCCGTCATCTTCTACGAGGAGTATTTGGTGGAACATCTACGGCGATCACTGTATCATCAAGTAACGTGAGTTTCATTTTACGCTGCTTGCCGATATGGATTGTCTTGATTGCCAAAATTGCATCTGCCTGTGAGAGTTGGACATCGGCAGCAGGTTTGTTTATAAATTGGGCCATTGCATCAAGGCACTGTTGATGGCGCTCTGCGGTCATAGCCGGGAGGTCTTGCAAATGAGCGTTTATAGCTCTAACAAGTTCCGTGCGCTTGCAAATTTCTGATTGCAATGCCTGCCGGAGCAAGGTTTGAAACTGGTCATCATAAATGTGAATGGCTCCGCATTTTTTGCCTCTCCAGCGACTACTGCACTCCCATACCCGATCATTATAAGTTGTGCTGTGCCAAGAAGAATATCGAAATGCAGCACCGCAATTTTCGCACATGATTCGTCCAAGAAACGGATGGACACTGGTATATCGGCCCTGAAAATTGGATCGACGTAATAATTCTGCCTGCACATATTCGTGAAGTGGAGGCGGAATTATTGGGGTGTGTCCTCCGGTTACATAGTACTTCGGAAGCTCACCCTCATTGACTTTGGTCTTCTTGGACATGAAATCAACAGTGAAAGATTTTTGCAGAAGCGCATCGCCCTTATATTTTTCATTGGTGAGTATGCTTTTGACAGCAGATTGATTCCATTTCTTCTTGCCGCCGGGAGTAGTTATGCCTTGTTCTGTGAGAATATTGGATATTTGGCATGCAGTCATCCCCAGAAGAAATAGATAGTAAATTTTCTTGACAATAATGGCCTCAGCCTCGTTTATCACCATACCACGGTCGTAGCCGAGGAAGCGCCCATAAGGCACTGCATATTCGCCATCAGCGAAGCGCTTTCTTTTTCCCCATGTGATGTTTTCAGAAATTGAGCGGCTTTCCTCTTGAGCGACGCTGGATAGGATGGTAAGTATCAGCTCACACTTGCTATCAAAGGTCCAGATGTTTTCTTTCTCGAAAAAACCTCCACGTTATGATCCTTTAACTTACGGATGGTCGAAAGACTATCCACGGTGTTTCGTGCAAAACGAGAGATTGATTTTGTTACAATAAGATCTATTTTTCCATCAAGAGCGTCCTGCACCATCTGGTTAAAACTATCACGATGCTCGATGCGAGTGCCGCTGATGCCATCATCGACATACAGCCCGGCAAAGCACCAGTCGAGGCGAAAGGCTATCATCTTCACATAGTAATCCTTTTGAGCCTCTATGCTGGTTTGTTGCTGTTCGGAATCTGTAGAAACACGAGCGTAAGCTGCGACTCTGCGGTTGAGCTTTTTTATCGCCGGAGGAAGGGTGCCTTGAATTTGATTTTTCACTTTTCGTACTGTTTTGGACATCATTCGTCCTCCTCGATATCAGTTATTAAGGGCGAGGAGTCCACCCGGAGGCGCTGCAGAATTTGTTGCGACTCATCAGCGGTGATTAGCCCGTCGTGAACAAGATTCTGCAGCAGTATTTTTGCCAAGCGATAATTCACTTCATCCTTTTGCCAAGTATTATTCTTCGTCATCGCAGCAGCCTCCGCATGAAATTTCCTGGCCATTTTTAGATGTGAATCGGACATCGTCGGTACTGTACACGGTGACGTAATCTACCAGTGAGTGCCAGTTTTCCAGATTGAACTCGGTGAGCGTGTCCGGCAGGGCTTCAAAGCAATCAAGAAAAACTTCTGCATCGCCACGCTGGGTCTGTATCCGAACTAGTTCTGCCATAACCGTCTCAAGGCGTTGCTTAGCGGTTTCAAAGCGCTGGGCCATGTTGTTATAGCGTTTCTGGTATTCAGTCTGATCAAGGGCAACGTGGGCATTCTCTTGAATGGTCTGCTGCACCATATCGGAAATGAGCTGCGTTTCTTCCAGCAGCGTGGCCTGTTCCGATTCCAACTCGGTGGTGTTAAAAAGCAGATCCATCATCTCACGGCAGTTGGCGATGACCTCAGTCTTGTCCATTAGCAGTTTGTTTGCCGCTGATAGGAACAGACGTTTAATGTCTTCATCGGTCAGGTGCGGTGTCTGGCATCGGCAGTCTCCATCGAATTTGTGATTGCATTGCCAGATAATCTTGCGGTACTTGCTGTTGGAGTGCCAGACCTTGGAGCCGTACCAGCTACCGCACTCGCCACACTTGATTTTGGTGGAGAAGGCATGGACACCACTGTGGTACTTTTTACCCTTGCCGCGCTTCAGGATTTCACGCTGGACCATCTCGAAAATATCCGGATCAATGATGGCTTCGTGATTGTGCTCCACATAATACTGTGGAATTTCACCCTCGTTGATTTTGGTTTTCTTGGTGAGGAAGTCGGTGGTGTAGGACTTCTGCAGTAGTGCATCGCCCTTGTACTTCTCGTTGCTGAGGATACTCTTGACTGCCGATTGATTCCATTTCTGCTTTCCACCCGGTGTGGGGATTCCGTCTTCCGTCAGCTGCTTTGCGATGCCGTGGTAAGTCATGCCTTGCAGGAACAAGCTGTAGATGCGCTTTACCGTAACAGCCTGCTCCCGGTTGACTACCAGATTTCCGTCCGGGCCACGGTCATAGCCGAGGAAGCGCTGGAACGGGACTGTGACCTTGCCATCGGCGAATCGCTTTCTCTGGCCCCATGTGCAGTTCTCGGAAATGCTGCGGCTTTCTTCCTGCGCCAGAGAGGACATGATAGTGAGAAGCAGCTCGCCCTTACCGTCGAAGGTCCAGATGTTTTCTTTCTCGAAGTAGACCTCAACACCAGATTCCTTGAGCTGGCGAATGGTGGTCAAACTGTCTACGGTGTTTCGGGCAAATCGGCTGACCGACTTGGTAACAATGAGGTCAATCTTGCCATCAAGGGCATCCGCAATCATCTGTTTGAACCCTTCTCGATGTTTTGTGCTGGTGCCGGTGATTCCTTCATCCGTGTAGACGTCAACGAAATCCCAATCGTCTCGCCCCTTGATGTAATTGGTGTAATAATCAATTTGCGCTTCATAGCTGGTGAACTGGTCGTCGTGGTCAGTGGAAACACGGGCGTAACCGGCAACCTTGCGCTTTTTCTGTTCTGTTATCGGCGACGCCGTGAAGCGGGTCAGCGTGGCCGGAATGGTAGTTATCTTCTTAGATGTTTTCGGCATGGCGTTTCCTCCATTTCTTCTTCATAACCTCGCTCATGTGCTTTTTCCGCTCCTCGCTCTGGCGTGGCATTTGGCGCTTTTGGACGAATGTTCTGGAAACCTCATGCCCGTCCCGGAAGTGAAAGACAATCTCATTGTCTGCGGGCACCGTTGCGTAAGCCAGTTGCTGATTGAAAAGCTCCACGTCAAACTCCGGCAGTCCCATCACATCGGCGATGAGCGCTCTGAGCGTGTCCTCTCGGATGCCGACCTTGGAGCAGCCCACCGCTGTCGGCGATGAACAGTACCAGGAGCGCACCACCGTCCCGTCTACACGCTTGTGCGTCTGGCAGCGGTAGTTCGCTCCGCAGCGCCCGCACTTGATGAAGTGCGTAAAGGTGTGGTAGCATTTCCAGCCGGTATCCCGGTCTCGCCGGTATTCGCTTGCAGCCTGTCGCAGCTCTGGTGTCCAGCTCTCTTTTCTGGCGTTCCGGTACCAATGGTGCTCAAGGAATGTCCCGTCAGTAAACTCGAAGAGCATTGTGCCGGTGGCCGGAATCGTAATCTTCGACACCTGCTCCGAGAATGCACCCTCGTCAAATTCCGGCAGGCCGAGCACCTTGGCACATTCCTCTTTCAGGACAGTCTCTCGAATGGTACCGCATTTGCAATGGCCGCCTTTTTTGTTGGAGCTGCAGCCGTAGAAGGAGTATCGTTCTCCAAGCTGACTGAATTTTACCTGGTTCTTACGAGCGCTCCGGACGAAGCTGGCTCCGCAAATGCCGCACTTGATTTTCGAAGTGAAGCAGCTGGTGTTGATACTCCAATTGGCCAGAGCGCCGAGCTCCCGCCGCCGTGCAATCTCTGCCTGCACCGCCTGATAGGTCTCCATCGGGATTATGGCCTCGTGGGTGTTCTCCACGAAATACTGTGGCAGCTCACCTTGGTTCTTGCGGGTCTTTTTACTGATGGGGTCAAGCGTGTATTCCTTCTGGAAGAGCAGGTTTCCTGTGTAAGTGATGTTTTTGAGGATAGCCCGGATGGAGCTGTTGGAGAAATGCATCCCCTTCATGGATTTTACGCCCATCTCCTCCAGCTGCTTTTCCGTTGCCTCTGCGGAGAGACCCTTCAGAAAATTTTCGTAGATGAGTTGGACGATTTTAGCCTCCTCTGGTTCGATGACCAGACGGTCGCCCTCCCAGCGGTAGCCGTAAATGGAGAACCGTCCATTGGGGATGCCTTGCTCGAAGCGCTTCCGAGTACCCCATTTCACGTTCTCTGAAAGGCTGGTTATTTCCTCCTGTGCGAAGGAAGCCAGTAGCGTCATCATGACCTCGCCATCACCGGAGAGTGATTTGATGTTTTCCTTCTCGAACCTGACCTCGATCCCCAGCTCTTTTAGGTGTCGGACGGTCTCAAGCAGGTCAACCGTATTTCTGGCAAAGCGGGAAATGGACTTCGTGAGGATGATGTCTATTTTCCCGGTCTCGCAATCGTCGAGCATCCGCTGGAATTCTTCTCGTTTGGATGCCTTCGTGCCGGTGATGCCGTCATCCGCATAAACGCCTGCGTACTCCCATTCAGGATTTTTCTGGATCAGTTCGCTATAGTAGCTGACCTGAGCTGATAAAGAATGGTGGAGCCGCTCGGTTTCCATGGAAACTCTGGCGTATGCGGCGACCTTCTTTCGGTTCGGCAAGGTTGGCATCGTTGATTCGATTTTATTGATTTTTCGCATGAAATCAGCTCCTTTCCGCTACTATAAATCACTCTAAAAGGGCATTAAGTCAACGGCTGTGCGGAAAATAATGTACCCAATAATGGCCGGTATTTTTGCAGCATCTTTGTATCAATTACGGCGTATTGTTCTTCGGTAATCAGGCCGTTTTTCCGCATGGTACGGAACATGCTCATGGTTGCCTGATAGAGCCTCTCACGCTCAAACTGGTCCTCATTCATGTCCATCACCGCCTTTGAAGCGATCTGCGATGTAGCAGACGTGAGAGCAATATTTTCTGTGCGCATTTCCATAAGCGGTGAACTCCTTTCCGCAGCAGGCGCAGGTAAAGTGGTAGATGGCCTTTTTGTTCACCATGTCAGGATGCGTGTTCCACCAGCGCACACAGCATCTATTGGAGCAGAACTTGATGGGTTTGCGGCCCGGTGTCTGCACCAGTGGCTTGCCGCAGCAACGGCAGCAATTTGCATCCAGCTTTTCTTTCGTGTGAGGCTCCGCCTTAGTACCGGTCAGTGCATTTCTACGGCAGAAAGCGGATACCTGATTCTTCGTAAGGCCCAGCGCCTCCGCAATGGTCGCGTATCCGTAGCCGGACTGGCGGAGCTGTCTGATTTTCTGTTTCTGTTCAATTGTCATATCGAAACACCTCCACTAGCCAATGGAGGTGAGATTGGATTTTGAGCCACAAAACAAAAAAGACCTGCAGGTTCCAGATGAAGGAACCCACAGGTCAAGAGCGTTGCTATTAGATTCTAGTTGTGTAGTCGAGCGAGATCCATCCCGCGCCGGATTTCAGCTTTCCCCATCCCTTGACGGAACCAGCCCCAGACTGGACAGCCGTGATTGTGAACACACCTTTTCCCGTATAAGTTC